CTCTCACAGGTTTGCGCTGTGTGCTCGGTGATTTGCGCGCGTTGTCTGCGTAGAGAATTTCTCTCCTTGACCATAGGGGTTTGAAGGCTGGGTCTACCGTTCGCGGGGATAAATTGTAACTTCCGGCAAAGACGACATGGATGCCATCAAGAGGATGTTGTGGCCTAAACGAGAGATCTTCTGTGGCACAATCTCCCTCGGCCTTGAGAGGGAGACCTCAGTTGACATTTTCCAACTCCTGTGCAGAGTTGTGCTTAGATATTTGCGGACAGGGAAAATCGAGAATACCGCCGATAGCCTGGAGAAATTCATTGTTGAGTTGCTCAAGACTGACTGCGCGGCTAAATGGGAATGGTTTATGAAGAGACGCAGGGCCGCTGATTATGTCACGCCTGTTGTTTTGTCGTTAGTCCCACTCGTACCGTTGCTTAGTTATACCACTAGTCGTAAAACGATGGTGATGCGGGCGTGTGGTCGTGAGCTTGAGCTCAGGGCTGTGGTGCCCATACCCACCCTACCTAGAAGTGGTCTACTTTTGCGATTTGCAGCTGGCTTGGCTCTTGCACCTATTTGTGCGTTAGCCGCATATGCCACACTGCCTAGGGAAAAACTGTCCGTGTTTAAACTTCGAACGGAAGCTCGCATGCATATGGAGGATGAGAGAGAAGCAACTGAGTGTTTGGTGGTGGAACCGGCTCGAGTCATTAAAGGGAAAGACGGGGAGGATCTCCTCACTGGTAGTCGTTTAACCAAGGTAATCGCGTCCACGGGGCGCCCTCGTAGAAGGCCATATGCTGCTAAAATTGCACAGGTCGCGAGAGCTAAGGTGGGTTACCTCAAGAATACGCCTGAGAATAGGCTTATCTACCAGAGAGTCATGATTGAGATTATGGATAAGGACTGTGTGCGATATGTTGATCGGGATGTGATACTCCCGTTAGCAATCGGATGCTGCTTTGTCTACCCGGATGGTGTTGAGGAGTCGGCGGCGCTTTGGGGCTCGGAGGAGTCCCTGGGCGTGAAATAGGGAGGCCTAGTGCGTCTACCTGGGGTTGTGACACAGATCAATCGAGATATCCCATCTGATGTGTTGTTGCCCCAGGAGGTGCTAGAGGTTCGCACAGGACCTCCCAATGCTAAGGACCGCAATATTTTTATGGTTGCAGGTTGCCCATCACAGGCGCGGTTCTTAGTTCACAATCATTGCCTGAAAAACCTGAAGAGGGGTCTTGTGGAGAGAGTTTTCTGTGTCGAGAGGAACGGAATACTCACTCGCACTCCACAACCTATTAAAGGAGCTTTTAGTCGTCTTTCCCCGTTCAGGAAAGCGGTCTGTGAGAAGGTTGGGGTTGCCCACCGCTTGGGATATGATGGGTTTCTGTCATACTACAGTGGTGCGAAGCTACGTACTTACACACGGGCCGTGGAGAGTCTGCATATCACACCTGTCTCGGAGAGGGATAGTCACTTGACTACCTTCGTCAAGGCGGAGAAGATATCGACGTCTAAGGGTGACCCAGCACCTAGGGTAATTCAGCCTCGAAACCCTAGGTATAATGTGGAGCTTGGTAGATATCTACGGCATATGGAATCCAAACTGATGAAAGCTGTCGATAACGTATTTGGAGAAACGACATGCATCAAGGGTTATACCGCTGATGAGGTGGGGCAAATTTTCAAGGATAAGTGGGATAGGTTTGATAAACCTGTGGCCATTGGACTTGATGCCTCACGGTTTGATCAACACTGTTCCGTTGAAGCTTTGCAATTTGAGCACAGCTTTTACAGGGCTCTGTACCCTGGCAACAAGCTACTTGGCAAGTTGTTGGAATGGCAACTCCATAATAAAGGAAAGGGGTATGTGCCTGACGGCACTATCACCTATCGCAAGGAGGGTTGTCGAATGAGTGGGGATATAAACACATCGCTTGGTAACTACTTATTGATGTGTGCTATGATTTACGGGTATATGCGTTATCTTGGGATTAATGAGTTTAGTCTGGCAAACTGTGGTGATGATTGTGTTCTCATTGTGGAACGCAGGAACCTCAAGCGGATTCAAGGCACTTTACCTGAGTATTTCCTAAATCTTGGTTATACCATGAAGGTAGAGGCACCTGTTTTTCACTTGGAGGGAATTGAGTTTTGTCAGGCTCATCCGGTACAGTTTCAGGGAGGTTGGAAGATGGTCCGCAACGTCAGGACCGCCATGAGCAAAGATGTGCACTGTGTCAATAATATTCGGGATTTGGCCACGCGTAGGGCGTGGAGTAATGCTCAGCACCATGGGGGTATCGCTTTAACGAGTGGTATACCTGTGGTGGAAAAGTTTTACTCAAGATTCTCTCTTTACGAGTCCATTGAGAGACATCAAAGGATTGACACGGTCACAAATGTGCATAAGTGGCGAGGGTCCGGTGGGAAATTTGCTGTGACACCAGAGTCACGTGCTAGCTTTTGGGCGGCATTTGGACTCACTGGGGATGAGCAGATTGCGTTGGAGGACAGGCTTGACAGGTGGGAGATGGATCTCTTTGGAGAGGAGGGTGTGGACGCTCATGAGCCAAGCATCCTTGACTCCGCCGTAGCATGACCAAGCAAACACAAGCACAATGACACTGGCGAATAGAAATAATAATATGCGCGCACTTGCTAATCTGGCTGCTCCTATAGCCTTATCTGGCGCACGCACTATGGTGGATAACCGTGAAGCAATATGGAATGGAGTGAAATGGATATGGAGTAAACTACCGAAAGGCAAAAGAGGAAAGAATGGAAATGGGGCGCTTATTAGCCATCCACAGGCTCAGCCTGGAGCTATCGCGGCCCCTATCGCTTATGCCTACCCGGTAAGAGGAAGAAAGCCGAAGTTTCAAACGTCCAAAGGGTCGGTTAGGGTCTCCCACCGTGAGTACGTATCAGTGCTCTCCGGTACAAGTGGAGAATTTCTGCGTAACAATGGGACAGGTCCAAGTAACGACTACAGCATTAATCCGCTTAATCCGTTCCTGTTCCCATGGCTCGTGAATATCGCTGCCAACTTTGATCAATATAGATTCCGCAGTCTGAGGTTTGAATACGTACCTCTTGTTAACACGACGACTAATGGTCGCGTCGCTCTGTACTTCGATAAGGATAGTGAGGACCCCGGGCCTGATGATAGGTCTGCACTCGCGAATTACTCTCACTTGAGTGAGATTTCTCCTTGGGCTGTAACGAGACTGAGCGTACCTGCTGACAATGTTAAGAGGTTCATGAATGATAATTTAACAGCGGATCCAAAACTCGTAAATCTTGGCAAATTCGGGTGGGTGGCCTACAGTGGACCATCATCCGAGTGGGGCGATATCTTCGTAGAATACACGATCGATCTCATTGAGGCGCAACCGACGTCCCCTATACTGGAGTCACTCTTCAGAAATAGTGTGGATAATTCGATTATTCGAGCTGGGCTGCCTTACTTCACTCTCGAGGTGGCGTCCGCCACGAGCTTGATTTACCAAGCACGTGTGCCGGGTACGTACATCGTGAACATCATTTTTAACAACACGGTAGCTGGAATCGCCGCCTCCATCACGGGTGGAGGGACTATTAATAGTTCATTTGGCGTTAGCAGCATTGGCAGGTCCTCGTACACTGCTAATGTCACCATACGCGTTAATGCGAATTTAACCCTTTCGGGGCTTACAGGAGTAACCAATGCTCAAATTTTTGTTGTACGTGCATCACTTGACAACGCGGTGTTGGTTGTGTAATTAGGGGCTTCTTGAATCTAACCAGTTCATGGATACTGAATACGAACAAGTCAATAGACCATGGAACGAGCTGTACAAGGAAGCAACGCTAGGGAACAAGCTTATAGTGAACGTTGGGATGGAGGAAGCGGAGGTACCATTACTCCCTTCAAACTTCCTGACGAAAGTCCGAGTCTCCATGAGTGGAGGCTACATCACAGTGAGGAGGGTGAGGATAAAGATTATCCCCTTGGTTTCAAGGAAAGCTGGAGTTTCGGGCAAGTTGTATTTAAGAGATATATCAGATACGACGGGTCGGAAGCTTCATTGCACAGAGCTCTTGGATCTTGGGAGAGAGATACGGTTATCAATGCAGCATCTGGATTTCTCGGTTTCGGCCAGATCGGATGTACCTATAGTATTCGGTTTCGAGGATCTTGTCTCACCTTATCTGGAGGGTCGCGAACTCTTCAGCGTCTCATTGAAATGGCAATTCGGACTAAGTGCACAATGCTACAGTTTGCCCCAGGCGAAGTGGAAAGTTATGTATCAAGAAGATGCCCTGAAGGCTTTGAAGCCTTCGAAACTTAAGAAAGCGAGTAAGACAGACTCTTCAGTCTGATTTGGTGGAAACTCGTGGATTTAACTGTTACTCTTTGTGGGATCCTTCCCATGTGATGACGAGTCAGGTCGGGCCCTATACTAGGTTGGTCACCTAGGGAACAGGGATATGGAAAGCACATCGCTTGCTGTAAGTCTCGTGGTAACACACGGAGCTTGCAATGTGGGTGTATGCCTGGATAAGTCACATGGATGCTGGCCACACTGAATTGGATGCAGTTTAATTCGTGCTGAGGACACCTCACCAGACACGGTTGATCCCACTCTTCGGAGGGGCTATAGGGATCAATGGAAGCACTACCGGACGACCGGAAC